CGCATGTAACTTGGCAGGCCGACATCATCATATAGAACCGTACACATGCCCCCGGTTGCGGCTTCAACCGATGCACGTAGGCGGTCTTTAATTAAAACAGTGATTCCTGACGCAGTTGGTGCATAGTCAGATGTTTGGTTAATTAGCTCTGGATAATTAAAATCTCCATTATCTTCGGTAAATGCTTCAGATCTTACAGCAGATACTGCTCCAACCTGACTTGCTGTTACGCCATGTGGATTTGCGGTATCAGACTCATGGCTTTTGGCTGCATAATCTGCATCATGGTCATGATCCCCCTTTGCCACCTGGCTTGTTCCGGTGCCTACATCACCATTGGCATTCAGGTTTTCAAAGGTGACATCACCGGCTTCAATATACGTCCCGGAGTGTGCCTCATTGCCGTGAGAAACAGGGGTTCTTGCGTCAGTAAGACGAGAGTCTCCTTCTTTGATCAGGGTGTTAAGAAATGCCGCAGAGGCAACATGATAAACGTCCTTTTCCGCAGCGCCCCAATTAACCTTAGCCCCGGCATTGGATGAGATTTCCACCGTGTCCCGGCTCAACGTGTTGGGAGTGCCGGCGGTCACGGTGCCCAGGCCAACCTCAAAATCAACACCATCCTTAATGCAATAACGGCATGTGTTGCCGTCACCAACACCGACAACAAAGGATTGGTATCCAGTTACCGGGTCCAGAGACATAGCACCTATCCCTGACGTCAGGCTTGTTTCATAAACCAAATCTGCAATGATTTCTGCCATATGTTAGATTCCCCATATTCTCCATCAGTCGGAGAAATGATTATCTTGCTTCTGCCTGTGCCCTTAACATGGCGGGCAAATTCGGGTTGTTCTTGGCCTCAACAAGGTCCATGCGGCCAATGGATTGCAAAAACGAGTTCCAGTAAAATTGCGCCCAAGCCGCATTTACAGCATAGTCAACGTCTTTGGAGTATGACCGGAACATGATGTAATCAAGGATTGCCACTGAATAAATATCATCTAAAGTGATAACCCCGGAAATGCTTGCAATTACCGTGGGTGAAGATGAATAAACCTGGCGCAAATAACCCGTGCCGTCTGAAGGCGGATAAACGTAAAACCGTTTTGGGTCCCGGATGTCAAAAACCCAGTGATCCACTGCGGCAACCGCGCCTGAATCCAGGTGCCAGTTAGGTATCTGGTCATCAAGCTCGCGCCTGTCTATGCGCCTTACAATCTTTCCGGGCGTTTCTCCATCGGTGCCCATATTGCAGATAATATCAAGCAGCATAAGACCAGAGGCGGGTATTGACTGCAAGCTCCCGGAGTCCATTCGCACAGCCTCGTTTTGCGTATATGAATCAGGCTTTAACAGTACAATCATGCGCTGTGCATCGTTTGCCCAGCCAAGCTGTTCTGTGGCTTTAGGCCAGCGCACATTTGTCTGGTTGTCATGGAGCAGGATTGCTGCCCGATCAATTATATCTTCAACAACCATCGTTCCCATAATTTTCCCCCTATTGCGTAATTATAATTTGCCCCGAACCCCCGGACAGATTTAAAGCGCCATTGCCTATCCCATCGGCAAAGCCCTGATACTTGCTCCTTGCACCGTCAAGAAAATAATCATCGGTTCCAGTGGTGGCCGATGTCTCACCGACACGATCAGCCACAACCTCAGCAGCATAAGAAGGCAGGGCCAATGCCAGAATCAATAAGACTGATATGAGGATCTTTTTCATTTATATATTCCTTAAATAAACGATTTTCGCTTAGGCTTGCCCCTGCCATGCTCCGTGTATTGTCTTTGCACCACAACCCCACCTGAAGCACTTTCATACTCACGTTTTCTTTTTGCTGCTAACGCATGGTCTGTCCAGTCCCTGTTAGGGATGTCATGCAGCCTTGCCAGGGCCCCGGCTTTGATCGCCTCAAAATGGTCCCGGTACAAAACATCAGGGACCGAGCTTGCAAGATCCAGGGGGGCAAAGGCTATTTCCATGACAAGCCTGCAGTCTGCCAGATCAAAAGGGAAAAAGCGGACTTGCTGTGCTGAAGGAATCTCATAATATTTTCTGTTTGGCCCAGGGTCTTTAATCTCTGAGATATTGCCATGGGTGTCCATGCGCTCAAGCTCATATGGCGTCCCATCAATTAATAGTGCAGCCACACCAACCGGCCTGTGGTTTGGGAATACCTGATTAAGATAAATAATAACTGATTTGTTGATATAGGTGTTTACGGCTGCACTGGTCAGCTGATATTCAAAAGTGCGCTTGATCGCCCAGGTTTTCCGGCAAAAGTCCTGAATTGTCTCAAGGACTTCGGGTTTAATCGCAAAGGCCGGACAGCTTGGCACATGCTTTATGAGCCTGGCTGCAAATGTATCAAGGCTTGTCGCCATAGTGTTTTATCTCCCCCTAATTGGTGCCAGCTTCCATGACCCCGGCAATGGCATCTACGGCATCCTTGATCAGATTCTCAGTCCGCCTGCGCGGATTAAGATCGCCAACGCCATAGGTGCTTTCACAGAAATCAACAATCGCCTTATTGTCAGGCAGGGTTTCCAGGTACTTTTGCAGTCCGGCCAGAGCTCCTTCTGCAGCTGATTGTGCGTCTTCACTTTCAGCCTGCTCGTTGCCGTCATCGCCTGTTTCCGGCACACTTCCTTCGGCCCCGTCACCATCGGCGGAATAAAATGTTTCATTAAGGCTGGGGGTGCTTATAATCCTGAACCCTTTGGGATTTTCAGCAACCAGCTGTTCAGCCTCATGCCGTATCATTTCGGCAACATGGCCTTCTGAATCCTTAAACACAACCTTGGCAGACAAATAAGGCAGGGCTAGAGCCAGGTTTTTTGTTTTGCCAAGGTATTCAACTTTTACTGTTTCAGACAAAACATACTCCTTTCGTTAATTAATAATCGCCCAGGCTGTCAGAAGAACTGCCAGGGCAAACACCCAAAAAGAAATCGCAAAACGCTTCATCTTTAAATCCTCATTTTTTTAATAAGGGGCTTATATTTCAAAGCCCCTTATTTTAATAACCTTTCGCTAAGAAGCTACTGCCGCTTCATCCTCAATACAGTCGGCCATCTTGTACCAGACGTGACACATGAGCTCGCCGTCCTCGGGCAGTGTTGCACCCTCGATCTTGAAAACTATCGCTTCATCAGCAGCAAGTACGGCATTGGCCGGGATGATTGAGCCGGATACTGCCGAACTCACATCAATGGCCTCACCGTACTTAGCTTCCACGGTAGCGTTTCCAATATCGAGCACCCGGGCAGCGCCAAGGGCTGAGGTCTTGTAATCAATCCTCAGAATCCTGGCACCTGACGGAATCTTACACATATAAACCTTGCTGTTTGCATCGTATGCGGCGTCAGCCTTATAATCGCCGGTCCTGCAGGCAGGAATCCCGGCAAGCCTGTCATCAGGCATAACTCCATAGTATGCGTCAGCATATTTTGTTACTGCTGCCATATCCTTATCCTCCTTTTGCTTTATAGCCCGGCAAAAATGCCGGGCTTTTTATCTATAAAACTGGCCCTGGCTTAATTCGGGTCTTTTGCATAGGTATCAACAGCGATTACACCAAAGTCTTTGCTGTTAAACCTGGTTTTCTTGCACCCGAATATATGACCGGAAGTGATGGCAAGGGCATTGCCCCTGTCATCCATTTCCTCATGCCAACTATACCGGCCAGGCCCGCCATTGCCACCCCAGCCGATTATCGCGGCCTGAGCTCCAAGGAAAAGAGCCCTGGCAGCAGGCAGGTTGCCGCCACTGCCATAGGTGGAAAAACGAATAACGTTGCGGTGCTCATGGAGAACCACACCGTTGAGCTCACCCAATGCCCCGGCAAAGATCAGGTTCTTATTACCCCTGACACCGACAGATTTCTGTGCATCAAGCCAGTCGCCATCGCTGGTTGTAGTCCGCAGACTATGGGCCTGGAAGGGGTGCATGAGCAGCACAAACTTTTTCTTGCCGCCGATATTAAACGGCTGCATCAACGGGTCGGTAACTCCGGCTTTAACAGTGAGCCGTTCAACCAGGTCGCGCTTCATAATATCAGCTGTTTCCAGGTCGCTCGGCCCGGTAGCATCCCCACCATAAATGATATGGTCACTGTCAGGGGTCTCCAGGGCATTTCCGGCGCGTCCGGTCCAGGTCAGAGGAACATGGAAGTCGGAATTAACACCCCTGGCACCGGACAGGTAAGCGATAAGAATCTGATCCATATCCTCACCATGCCAGACTGCCAGGGCATCGCGGCCCTCCCTGCGGATATTGTAAGGCACCCGCTGTTCGCTCATTTTGCCCTTGGACTTGGTTCCTTTCCGCCGCTGGTCAATCAGTACGGCATCATTGAAGAACACCAGCGCTTCCTCAGCGGAAGTGCCCTTTATGATGTTGTCGCCTTCAACACCGTCGCCCGACAGCTTCATTCTCAACCCGATAGTGATCTTGTCGCCAGCAGCTTTCTGAAGCTCCTTTTTAACCTTGACCAGGGCATCATTGCTTGTTCCCATAAACCGGGAAATATATGCCTGAATAGCCGCTTCCCGCGCAAGGTCCAGGGACCACCGCTTAACTGCAAGCTCATGATTTACACCAAACTCAGTAGCACTCATTTTTTAGTTCTCCTTTTATCAGTCGGGCAACAAAGCAATACTTAACCTTTACCCACCAAGGAACTTACGCCTTGCATCTTCAGGCAGGCTGAACCAGTCTTCCTCTGAACTTGGAGACCCCCCGAGTTCATCGCCTGATTTAGGCGTAGCGTCACCGAGGCTTTGAAAGATCAAATCATTTTCTCCACCCGACATATTTTTAAATTTCTCAGTCAGTTCTTTTGTCACTTCTTCCCGAACCCGCTTTTCCGTTTCTTCGGCCACCTGCTTTTTGACAGCTTCAACGTCAGTGCTCGAAATGGCCTTGTGGGTATTGGCTATGAGAGACAGAACTTCTGCCGCCCCTTGGCCCAGGATGAAAGACTTGGTGCTTCCATCCTTATCCCGGGCCTGAATCACGGTTTGGGGATCGGTTAAAACAGCGGCCATCTGAGCCGAAAGGCCCTGATCGGCTGCATGCTTTGTCAGGGTTGCGTTGACATCGCTTTTGGGATCAAACAGTTCAGGCACTGCCGAGTTCATGGCAGCATAGGCGGATTCAACGATTTGCTTTTGTTCGGCCTCAAGGCTTTGCTTGCTCCGCTTTTCATCAATCTGCTTGCGCCGATGGTCCTGATAACGGATCAAACGATTCTGATAAAGAGCAGCCTCCTTGGGGTCTTCGTCCCACAATTCTTCCACTTCCTTATCTGATAAAACCTTAAAGTCCTTAAATTCATCATCGCCGCCTTTAGGCGCTTCCTTGCCCTCAAGCTCTGCCAGTCGTTGTTTTGCCTGGTAAAGCTCTTGGGAAAGCATCTGCCGCTTACTGCGTTCTTCCTGCAATGCCTGGTTTGGCACATAGCCCGGAGGCGGTTTAGCCGGTTCATCCTTGGGTTTTTCTTCCTTGGGCTTTTCCTCGCCCTTTGGTTTTACATCACCCGGCTTTTCCTCGCCTTCCTTCTCACCAGGTTTTTCTTCGCCTGACGGAGCCGGCGTCTCCGATTCTTTTTCGCCGGTCGGCGGTTGATCCCCGGTCTTTTCCGGATCATCGGATTCCCCGGCAGGATCATCCTGATCGAGCGCGGAAAAATCTTCATCATCGAAAAAGTTGTAGAAGTTTGGGGCAAGGCCCCCTTCTTCAGGGTTTTGGCCTTCCTGTGCCTGTGCATCGGTGCTGATGTCTGCTTCTCCTGACATGGTAAAACTCCTTTCATCTTTTAACGTCTCATGGACGAATGTCCGGATTGGTTACGGGTCCGGTTTCCCGAAGTCGCAGGCTTTAAGGGGCCTGTGTTCCCTGCCAGGTTTTTACGGGCCTGGCCGCCCGGGGTAAGCCTTTTGACGCTGGCAAGGCGGATCAAACTGTTTGGGCAACAAAAAAGCGGGTCAATTAAGCTATTTATTCACTGTAAAACCTTACAAGTTTTCTCCACCACATAAGATACATGCGGAGGTTAATTATCGTCGCCATAAGGATTTCCAGCCATCACATCTATTGCATTGCCGCAGTTAGGACAAAAATAAACTGTGCGGTCCTCGTTGAATCCGGCAGTATTGTTATGATCAATCTTTGCCTTGCAAATCGGACAAAAGCGCATCATTTTTTCCCGCCATGGTTCCGCTTCATCATCAAATGCCCCGCATATACAAAGCGTTTTGCCTGCAACAACATCTAAGTCAAAGAGAATACTTGCATTTGTTTTATATAAAAACTTTAATGCAAAAGCCTCAGCAGGATTTTCAGCTATAACAACAATATCGCCATCACGGCTTATCTGTGCTTTCAAATCTCACTCCCTTCAAAAACCTTTGACAGTTCCATGGCGCATGCTTCCTCATTTTCTGCCGGCACATTGAAATTTACAGTCCTGGCGGCAAAGTCAATATCAATGGTGCCCCCGTGTTTTGCAGCAATCAGATTTGCCATGGTTAAAAATTGCTGGTCAGTTTGTGTTTGCTGATCCATCGCCTTTGTCCTTACATTGGCAAAAATACAGCCTCTTGCCGCACTGAGAGCAATAATTTTTGGCAAACCATTTAGGTGAGCCCGGGGCTGTTGGAAACGCTTTATCAAACTTTTTGTCAAGGTCCTGCTTGTCTTCATCGCGATGCCGAAACACATTCCAGCGAAAATCCCGGCCATTTTGCAGGCCCCTGTGACCCCGAAACATCTTTTCGGAATTACGCTTAAACCAGGCATAATCAAGCCTGGTCATTGCTCCCCAATCGCCTTTTGTGTCTAAAGCCATAATCAACCCCCGCATGTAGGACATGAAAGTGCAATACCGCGAAAAAACCCGGTAATGGCTGCATTAATATAGCGTTCATCAACCCCGGCAAGAGTAAGCACCTTCCCGTTTTGCAACTCAATTCCCATAGCTTCAGCCAGCAACAAGATTTCCTCAATAATTGCCGGGTCCACATTCAAACCAGCCAGGGTTTTAAGCCCATCATTGATTTGGTCTGCTGTAACTTCACCAGCTTCAAAGCTTTCAGAAAAACGCAGAGCCGGGGCTATAAGCTCAGGGTATTGCTTGCCGAAATGGTTGCCGGCCATTAACGCCGCTGACTTTATCGCCACAACGGTTAAATCCTGGTCCGGCCTATTTGTGGCAGCACAGCCATTAAGTATGAGCAGGGTCAGGATCGCTATAACTGAAATAATCTTTTTCATAACGCCTATGCCCTCCCGAGTCTGCAATTTGCGGTCCCGGAAGTGTATCCACCAGTAGGCACTCCAAGCCTATACTCAACCCCATATTCCAGGTCAGTAAAAGATTCCTCAACTTCATCGGTATAGGTCTTAACGGTCCGCCAATCGGTTTCATCCAGAAACCGCCTTTGAAGTTCAACATTGGCAACAAATGTGCCCTGGACAGATACATTCAAGTACCCATAGGCTTTGTCGCTTCTCGGGGTTTCCCTGGTCGCTGAAATCGGGTCGGTAAAAACAGTTTCTGCCCCAGCAGCTTTTTCTACTTTCAAATCATACTCCACAGCTATTCCTCCTTTTTTGGTTGCTGTGCCTGGCGTCCGCCCGCACCCAGCCCGGTCTTAAAGCCATCAAGCAAAAGCTTTCCTTCCTCAATCTGCCCCTTGTGCTCTGCCTGGCCTATCTCTGCCCGGGTTTTTTCGGTATCGGCCATGTTTTCCATAACCTCGCTGAGAATCTTCTTTATCTCGGCTTTCAGCTTTGCATTTGCGATCTGTCCGGCCTCGACTTCGCCCATCATCTTTTGCTTTGCCAACTGGTTCATTTCAGCTTCCTGCTGCTTTTGAGCTTCAAGCTGTGCTATAACTTCCTGCTTTATCTGTTCCTGGGTTTTGTCTTCCTGCGTCGGGTCAATGCCCAGCAACGGCTTTAATTTGAGCATCAGGGTTTCTTTATTTGGCAGGTTGCTCATTTCAAACGCCATGGAGATCAGCACAGGCACGGCCTGAGGCGGACTCATTTTCACCGCTTCAAGCAACAGGTTCATGTTGGCTTCGCGTACCGTATCGCTTGCCTGGGTTTCAGAAATCACATAATCAAACCTGGATTGGGTGATATTGTTTAAAACAAGCTCATTGCCAAACTGGTCCCTGGCAACCTTATTCACCTCAACAAACTTTTCAGCCCCGTTCATTCGATCAGTGACACGCAGCACTTTGGGGCCTGTCCAAAATTGCTGAATCCCGGAAGCAACCTTAACCCCCAGCATATAAAGAGAACGCCGGGAGTTGCCGAACAACGGAGCTAAGATTGTCGCCCCTTGCTGCATCCGCTTCTCAATCGCTTTGCCAGATTGGGCGTTGCTTGTGTATCCCATCTGCTCCGCGTTTGCCCCGGAAATATCCTGAATCTCCTGCTTTGAGTGCATCATCAGGTTTACTTCGCCGGTAGCAAGCTGGCTCTGGTCCTGAATAGCGATCCTGGAATTAAGATTTGCCCCGGTATCGCTGGGCTGAATAAGCACAAAACCATTTACTTTCTGTGCTTCCTCATAAATGCTTTGCCTTGCGTTATCATCTTCGCCAATGTCACTTGTGGCAACAACCCGCTTAGAACCAAGCAAGGCAAGGGCCATGGTCCTGCGCTTATTAACCTCAACATTTTGATCACGCAGGTTGCGCGGGATGCCGTATGGGAACTTGAACCGATCCAAATAGCCTATCCAGGGAATCTGCGGGTATTGATCATGGGAAAACGGACTCCACATATCCTGCAGCTTTAAATCACCAAGCAAGGTTGTGACTATAATTTTACGGACCCGGGCCTTAATCACTTCATCGGCCTGGTGGATCATCTGCATTTGCTGTTCTGGTGGTAGAGTGTCTTTTATCTCCAGAACCATGCCTGAACGAAACCGGGCAAACAGACAGGTCACAAACTTGGTGTGCCACAACTCAACCGGCCTGCACCTGCGCCGGGTCTGATCTGTCCATCCTCCGCCGATAAGTGAGCGCTTATATTCCTCAACACCTTCAGCATCATCAAAGATTTCGTAAAAATCACCTATCTCTGAAGCAGAATAGGAGCCGCCCGAAAGCTCTTTAAATTTATCCTCAATCTCCCTGTTTTTAGATGGGAACAGGGCTTTTAATTCTTCAATATCAATCCAGGGCTGATAAATAACATATCTGCACTTATCAACCTCCATCCATGGACTGCCAAAGGGGTCCCATAAAACATCCTTCCAATCCCTTGCCGCAACCTGCACTGTCTCTTTTCGGGGGTCGGAATGGGCACAGACTTCAAGGCAACCAAACCCGGGAACTGCTGAATCCCTAAAAGCGTTTCGTAGCCGGAACTGGCCCTCGCTTTGGTCCAGCACATATTTTATAGCCTCGGTCATAGTTTGCGATATTTCGGAATCATCTTTTGTGCGGGCTTTGGCAATAATATCATGGGGATTTAGCTCATAATGGCCTAAGATCAGGTTTACTACGGGAAAAATCAGGTTTATTGTAAGGGGATCAATCTCAGCATCTTTGGCTTTTGCCAGGTCTTGCTCGCTCCACTGGACGCCATCATACATTTCTTCATCACGCCAAGCCTCGTTTCTCCACTCGGCATGAACAAACCTGGCATCACGAACAAATTGATTTAATTGTTTTACATCACTGTTGGGTTTTTTTGCTGCCATTAATAGCGCCTCCGCCTTGGCCTAAACCCGGCTCCTGAATTTGTAACACTGGTGCTTGAAATAACCGCATTGCCCTCGCCTGCGCCCAGCATCAAATATTGACCTGCCTCACATATATGGCTGAAAATATTGACTTTATCCGGCATATCTTTAAATCTTTCCTCTCCAACAACCTGCATGCGTTTGTAACAATAACCGCCCGCCATGCCTTTTCTTGCCGTCTTGCATTTCGGCGAAATCATTAAGCCCGGCTTACCGTCTATCATTCGCATAAGCGCATTGCCCACGGCATCGCGCCTTACCATAAAGTCGTTTGTCGGTGCCGGCACTGCCGGTATGCCGTTTGCTCTTAGAATCTGGAAGCATGTCTTTTCATCCACTTCACTCCGATGATCGCCTGCAGGATCGCCGGTAATTTTTGCAATCGGAAAACCCTCATAGTCTTCCCGGATTTTTGCGCCAAGCAGCTGTGAAAACCGGGTTGCCCCGAGGTCCTGGGTGACAAGTTCATCAATCCATATCCAGCGCCCGTTCGGCAACCGTTGGCCGAACATGGCCGCTGGGGTGTTGCCGTTCCAGGAGGGGACGCCTCCGCGCCTGATATAAAGTGTGTGATAGGGAACGTTTAAACAGTAAATCATCCCTTCATAATAGCATCGCCTGAAATTTCTCTTTAACAGCTCGGCTCTTTTGGCCCGCTTTTTAAATGTGACTCTCCACCCGGGGCTTGATACGATTTTGCGCCCATCAAGAACTGAAACCTGGCCATTCTGTTTTCTTATCGACGAGCTCCAGCCGGCTTTTTGCGCCAACTCCATCATATCGTCGGCCAGTTGCGCGGTTGGCAAATAAACAGTGTGCTCCTGAGAGCCGTTTTTCCGCGTCCTGACATGCCCGTCTCCAAACGTGTAGTGCTTAATGAAAAGCCTTATTGCATCAATAGGGGCGTCTTTAATGATTTGCGGAACGCGCCTGTCTTTCTTTAGCCTACCCAACGAGCGCAAATGATTGGCCATCTCGGCATTGCTGCATCGAAACTGACCACCCGAGCGTCGCCATGTAAAACTTGTTTCGTTTAACACCTTTTCCAAGATTCGCACTGTTTGAGGCTTAACCTGGGCAATGCAGATCCGGTTAGTATTTCGGTCCAACGACCCATCACTGCACCACCACCCCATAAATTTTGCATAGGTGTTCAAGTCCATCCCGCACGGCAATAGGGGGAGTTCCGAGGGGGCGCACCACTCTGAAACCACGTCAACATAGTGATGCCCTCCCATGTGGTTCGCCAGCCAGTCAGCGCTTTCAAAATGCACCGATCCAGGAGAGTCCCGATAAGTGAAGGGAACGCGATGCTCTGGGGTTACGCAAAAATTAACTTCACTGCTTTTCCATTCGAGCATTTCACCACAATAGGGTTGTGCCACCTTGAAATTGATTTTTGCGTATTCAAACGCGCCATTGAGAGGATTGCGGGTTGCAACAAGATCAATCTTCTCATCAACGTCTTTAAAAAACTTCCATCCTGATCTTGTTAAAACCTCGGTGTCGTCTGTGTAGCAAAGTCCGAAATCGAGCCCAAGATACAAAGGCAGACCCGATACAGGAGAAATCGGATGGGCTGAACAATGCACAGCATCAACGTATTCCGGATAAACCGGCTTGCCTTCCATAATAAAGCCATATTGCCCGCAGTAATAAACGCGGATGTAAGCCGGCGACTTGCCGGGCATGCGGACCAGGTAATAATTGTCTTCAAGGTGATCGAGGTTTTCTGCGCGAGGATTTGGGAAAAAACGGCCATTGATTTCAATAAGGCCACCTGGTTGCCGGAAAAATTCATAACCTGCCGGCCTTTCAATTTCCGCCAGGTTA